ATTTACTTTGAGCTTTTTCTATTTTTGTTTTATTTACTTTTGGTTTAGGAACCAAAAATTCAAGTAATTTTTTACGCATTATTTTTTTCCTCCGCCGTTTCTAAAAATCTGTGTACCCTTTATACCATAAATGCTCGCCACGACAAGGATCCATAAATTCGTGAACCAGCTGGGCAGTTGTGAGAACATTTCAAAGAATAATTTTACCTTGTCCATCGCTGTTGGGTCATCTGATATCACTGCCCAAGCGAGCACCAAAACGGGCAAACTTAAAATTATTAAAACTGCCTCGTCTTTCCAGTCTGATTGTCTAGCTTCTAGCAATTTACCCTGGTAAGCTTCCTCACCACGAGCTTGTCGTTCAGCATGCAGCAACTGTGCATCTGACATTGCCATTTTTGCCTTCTGCTTGTTAGCGTAAATTTTACTTCCAGCAGAAACGGCTAATTTTATCGCCGACAACCACATAATTAGTACGCTTTAGAGTTTCTTTTCTTTTCTGCTAACATTCTTTTCTGACCGCCAACTGGCATTTCAGGTTTTCCTGTAGCAATATAGTTAAAAGCACCATCTGCAGTAGTTTTAGATCTAGGATCTACCTCAATACTTTGCTCAGCAACTTTAACTTCTTTAATTTTATCAAGTTTTTGCATTTTTTGCTCCTTTTATTAATTATCGTCTATCATAACTTGTGCTTTTTGTACACCAGTCTTTGCAAGGCTTACTCCAGCACGTAATTTAGCTAAATCTTCGTTTTGATCCATCTTATCTTCAGCTATTTCTTGTGCTTGCATTAATTTTGCTCTGTTTAAATCGTTTTGAGCTTCGTCTTGTTTCATTTTTCGCTCGTTTTCCATCGCTCTAAGGTCAACTTCACGCGATTTTAGTTTTAATAACGGATCAGAATCAAATTGAGAAGTAATTTTATTCTCTTCTTTCATAAATTCTTCTGTCATTTCAGCAATTAGCACTGCTTTTCTAGCTTCAACTTGATTTGTAAGCATTTGTAACTGTTGTTGAACCTGTGGATCCATAACAGCCATCTGTTGCATCTGTTGCATTTGCATTAATTGCTCTCTAAACTCTAATTGAACTTGTTCTTGAGCCATAATTGAGATGTGTTCAAGTATATTTTTCTGTATTGCAGCCATAACCATAGGATTATTTCTAACCATGTTAGTCGACATAAAATTTAAGTGCGCTGTAATGTGTGCTCTATGATCTTGACCAGGAAAAGCTTGAAAAGGTTTACCAGCTAAAGCATTAATATGTTCCATACTTGGGTCCATTGGTGCGTTTGGTGCTGGTGGTGGTAAAACTGCATCAACATCTTTTACACCAATTGCATTATACATGTTTCTGTAAATTTGATACATGTTGTGTAGTTGTGGATTAGATGATGCTATCTGTAATTGTGTTTGTGCAAGTGTAATTCTTTGTGACATAGAAAATATATTTGGATCTGCAACAGGCACAACATCCACTCTATCATCAAAGTCAGACTGTTTAATATTTCTTGCACCACCTACAACATCATAAGGATATTCTGGTGGTAGATATTGTGAAACTATTTTTGAAAGTAATTTAAATTCTTCTTTCATAGCTGCATAACATCTTTTGTGTATTGCAGACATAACTCTTGAACCACGTTCTAGTAATGCAACAGTTGTACCTACAGCTGCTGCTTGGTTACCGTCGCCCACTTGCATGTCAGCAATAGCCGCGAATCTTTGACCAGCCTGAACAACCACACCAAGTAATTGTAATAATGTAGGACTTGGTTCTTTGTAGGGTAATGGAAAGAACGCATCACGTAAACTACCACCTGGTGCATCCACATCTTTAAATTCACCTGGTTGTATTGGAGCTGCTTCATCTCTAACTCTAACACCTCTTTGTTTAAATCCTGCTGGCAGGTTTGCTAGTGTTCCTGCATCTAGCAATTGACGGAGAGCCGCCGTTGCCGTACGGCTCAATCCGCCAATCATATGAATGAGTCCAAAGCCATAAAACCCAAGTCCTGGCAGAAATTTGAAATGGACAAAATATTGGATTTTATTTTTCTTTAGATCATCGGGCGCATAGTTCCTTCTAATAGAAAGAACTGTTCGGTTGCCTTCTTCTACAGTTACTATGTAGGGCAATTTTATTCCTGTTGGTTCACCATCAGAACCAACTTCTTCAAAACCTTCTAAATCTAAATTTACATGACACTCTAACAAAGTATATACAGGTTCTTGTTTTCCTGTTTTTTTAGTGCCGTCTAATTGTTTTTCTTTTTTCTCTAATTCGTTATTTGAATCTGTACCAGGAGGTCCTAGCTCTACATCTCTGTAGAAGCCATTGACCTGCTGTTTTCTTAGTTCATTCTCTGAAATTTTAACAGTGTGAATTAAAGCCTCCGCATCATCTAATGAGGTAGCTGTATACGGAACAATTAATTCATCTGCCGGTACAAACTTTGATACTGCTCTTCCAAGAGCTGTATCATAGTAAACTTTTTTAAAAGTAGAACCCGCTAGTGGTAAATGAAATAACATAGAATCAAACTCTGCTTCGTATTCTTTCATTTGATCCATAATTAAATAATTCATAAAATCTTTTACACGTTGTGATTGTTGTTCAGTTTGTGGATTTCTAAGACCAATAATTTGTGTTCTTACTGGTCCATCGCTTGGTAATAATTCTTTGTATGCTTGTGCTTGAAACTGTGTGACTGCTTCTGCTAAAACTGGGTGTGTTGCACCTGATGCTCCCTGAAACGGTTCTGTTCTATTTTCATATTTAAAACCTAAAAGATCTAAACCTGTTGTATAAGATTGTTCCCAATCTTTTCTTGAAGTTTTATAATCCATGTAGTTTTGAACCATTTCATTACCAATTGGTTCTAAAACATCGTCAGGTAAAATATCTGCTAAGTTATCAAAATGATTTTCTGTTCCAGGTATATTAATTGCACCTGGTTCAAAATCGATTGTTGCACCACCGTCTTCTTCTGGTACGACTTCTACGGGTCCTTTTGGATCTTGTTCTTCTTCCTGAACGGCTACTTCTTGCAACTCTTCATCTGAAGGTATCTCAAGTTTAGTACGAGTGTTCGGGAGTCCTTTATCTATTTCTGCCATTTATTACTCCTATATATTCTTAACACGTTTAAACAGCCCTGACAAGCCTTGTGAGTTAGGTCCTGACTCTGGTGGTGGGCCTTGATCTACACCAGCTATTTTAGCAATACCACCACCTGCAAATAAACCTGGTTGTTCATACAATAAATTTTCAAGATCTGCTTTTGTTATTGGGTTTTCATATGTAAAATCTCTAAAATCTTTATTGTATCTATACAATTCTTGTCCGGTCATGTCTTTTAAAAGTCGCTCTTGTTTTTGACGTTCGGACAAATCCATTAAATTTGGATTTGCTCTACCTAACGCAATATTTTTAAAACCTTGTCCTATAAAATCTAACATATTGTAAAACCTTGTGCCCTCGGAGCCTTCAGCAGGATTAACTTTACGAGATCTTATAGGATAAACGCTCTGTGCTTCTCTTTTTAATTTTTCTAAAGCAACGTCTTGCATATCAAAAAATGGTTTATCAAATTGTTTTTGTGTAATATTTTCTCTTCCCTCTTTCATTATAAGAGGTGAGGCACCAACGGTGTTCATTACATTATCTGAAATATTATTAGCTAACAAAGAATATCTGTCTTGTATATTTTTTGTATATCTATCAAAATTTTTTTTAAGATCTTCTGCTCTTTTTTCATCTCCCATTTCAAGTAGTTGTTCATAATTTTTTTCATAGGTAGCGCTGCTTTGATTATATCTGTCTACTAAAAGATTAAGTTGATAAGCAGAGTCAAAAGAGTCAGAATCAATTCCCATGGACTTAGAAGTTTTTTTTAATTCCTCCATGTAAGCTTTATTATTATACAATCCTAGCGTTCCACTTTCTAACGCACCAGCTGCAGCCTCTTTTTCAGACTGACCTTTTGACATTCTGTTTCTTTTATCAAGTTGATAGAATAAAACTTCTGGTACTACAACACCACCAAAACCACCGACTAACTTTCTGGTAGCTGGACTCAATCTTTTAAACATTGAAGGTACATCCAAAGCACCTAATCTTGGTCCATCAGATAAATTTTGTATTTTTTTAGGAAAAGTTTCTGTTATTTTTTTATAGGCTTCTTTTCTTGCTTTAAGAGTTTTTTCTGGTTGTAAGTTTGTTATTTTAAGTGAGCCATCTTTTTTAACGTTATATTGCAATCGTCCTGGAACATATTCTTCTGCTAAAGTATTTAATTGATTTACAATGTTTGCTTTGTTTTCTAATGATGCATTTTTAAATCTTTTTATTAAAGCTGTTCTTTTTCCAGAAAAACCTTCTTGACCTAATATTCTATTTTGTTGTTTTGTTGTGGCTACCAAAGCTTGTAAAGTTTGTCTTGCAATTTTAGGATCTCCTAAAGCTTTGGCCTCAGATAAACCAAATAAATGATCTTGTGCCACCACAAATTCTGGTGGTAATTTTTCAACATTAAACAAACTCATAATTTTTTTAGAATCATTAATTTGTTTTTGTAAAAGAGCATCTGCTTGACTTTTATCTAAACCAGCTAAACTAGAAACTTCGTAAAAATTATTAAGCCATCTTGTCCAACTACCTTGATATTTTTTAAAATACGCATCTGCTTTTTTTCCAATAGATTTTTTAAAAATCTCATTAATACCTATTTGTTCTCCACCTGGATTTAATGCTTTATTATTTAAAACTTCTCCCATAAAATAAATAACATCATCATCAAAACCTTTTTTAAATTTTCCATAATCTAAAGCTGCTGTTTTAGTCATAGACCCTGCACCACCCTCAACTTTTTTTGTTAAGTTCCAATCTAAATAAGAATTTACTTTTGCCTTAAAATCTTTGTCTTTTAATTTATTTTTAAAAAAAATTTTTTGATAAGATAGTAATTGATTTCTATCTCCTTCTGCTCTGGTAAAAAATATGCCATCATAAATTTCACCTCCAATTTTTTGATCTCCATAAATTGGAAAACCATCTTTAGTTAATAAAATATTTTTTCTAGAAGTCCTATATTTGTTTGGATTTTTTTCTACCTCTGCATTAAAATCATTTAATAAATCATTTTGAAAATTATTAAATTCTCTAACATTGTATTTATTTAAATTTTTATTTAACCAATTTTTAATCCATTTAGATCTATTAGCTGTTGTACGTTGATTAAGCACATTTATTTGTGCAAACATTTCTTTTAAATTTTGTTTTCCTTTTTCAGTGTTTGCTTTAACTGTTTTTCTTATTTCTGATTTGTTTACAAACTGTCTTGGATTGTTATTTCCCTCTCTTATTACATACTTTCCTTTGTCTGGTCCCTCGATAACTTTTTTATACTGCTTTCCATCAATAGTTATTGGATCACCTAAAACTCTTCCACTACCCTCTCCAACTTTATACAGGTCCTCTCTAACCGCATATTGTTGCTTGCTAGATAATTTATTGTATTTTTCAACACCAAAATCTTTAATTAATTTTTGAACATTTTTAGGCCAATCTTTTAAAAGTTTTTTCTTTGGTCCTTTTTTACCGTTATACCCAGGTCTAGATCCATCAGCACTTGGTTGCACCAACATACCACCATCTGCTAGTGGATTACGTATGTTGAAATCGTCAAATGCTTCTTTGTCTAAAGATGATTGTGGTCTTGGTATTTTGTTAGCGGTTGTAACTTCATCATCGTCAAAGAGATCCATTAACTCTAAGATTTTTTCTTGTATGTCTGACATTACTCACCTAACATTCTAGCGATACCACCTGATGCAAAGTCATCTGGGCCTTCGGGGCCAGGTCCATATTTAGTTTCTAAATATTCAGCTTGTTCTAGTTGATCTTCATTCAAAGCTCTAGTTTTATCTTTTTTATTTTTAGATATTACAAATTCTTCCATTGTAGGTTTTTTATCTGTTGCAACTTGTTTTAATTTACTTGTGTCAGATATTAATTCATCAACATTACTAGCTAAATTTTCTCCGTCAAACTCTATATCAAAATCATCTGGTCCTGTTCTAACACCTCTTGGTTCTGCCTCTACTGCATAGAACTCGTCAGCTGGTTTTCCCTTAGTAACTTCGTCAGCCATTCCTGGTTTAAAAACTAACTCTACAGGTTGTTCACCCATGTTATTAGGTGAAT